CTATCTCGTACCGGTGACTCTCGTTCCTTTCGGTATCGGGTTGTCGAGTATTATCCTGTAACAGAGTCTGCCGTCCACCTTCACCGGCTCCCTCGCCACCATAAACCCGGCACATTTCTCCACCTTCGCGGCATCGAGTATCATTCCGGCTATGAAGCTGTTGGAGAAACGTGCGCAACGCGGGTCGTTCCATACCATAAAACCGTTCTCGTCATCCGATACGAACATGTACCAGTCTTTCGGTCTGTCATCGTCCCTGGCGATTCCCAGACGGTTGCCGGCGTGCAGGTTCAGTTCCCTGCTCAACATCCTGCTCAGGTACATGCTGCCGTCACGACATACCGTGATGATCCGTTTTCCCTTGTAGGACAGTGCCGGATGTGAATTGCTCTTGTCATAAATAGTCAGTTTCATAATCATTTGCATTTTATAGTTATACATTGTCTGTCATTATACTTGTCATGCCGCCTCGCCTGCCGTGATCAGTCTTCTTTGGGCAATGAATCTCCGGTTCGCCCGGACGGACTCCATCATGGCCTGTGCCCTGCGTGTTACCACCGATGTTTTCTCGCCCATGTGCCTGGCGATGGTACGGAACGAGCTGCCGGTCTCGTAAAATCGCAGCATGAATATCCTGTAATCCTCGTAGGAGAAGTGCCGCCTGAGGAACTTCTGTATGTCCCTTACCAGCCTGTCGCACCCGGTAAGCATCTCTTCCCGTTCCTCCGTCTCTTCCGTGCAGTCCGACTCACCCAGTCTCGTGAAATACTCGTCTCCGGGGTTGTCGTAACGGCTGTCTTCCCTTGTTCCCGATTGCAGGATTCTCCGATAGCATCCGAAGAAGTAGGATTCCAAGTCCTCTATTCCGTTGTTTGAGAACATCACCTGTTTCCTTACTGCCAGATACGCGTCATGGAACGCGTCCTCGTCAATTTTCCCGTAAAGGGATACACTCTCTTTTAGTCTCGCGTATGAACGGCCAAACCATCCGTTGAATTCTTTCACGTCTTTTGTTGCCATATCCTTTTATTTTATCTGTTAGACATCCGGCCTGCGGTGCAGGCACTCTTGTTTCTTTGTATGCCTTACAGCCGTTCTCCCGCCGGAAAGGTGTCAAGGCTCGGCTGGAAAAAATACCGGAGCGCGGAGCGTGAGGATGATTTTTTCCCCGCCGACCCGTAGGGCTCCGGCCTTGCGCCCCGGTGGGGAACGGCTACCTTTGCTTCAAAGAAATAAGGGTGTCTTTTGAAGTTTTCCACCTCCGGATTTGTCATCTGACGGTGAAAAAGAATGTCTGCCGGTGACACGTGCCGTCCGATTTGCAGACGGTTCCCGTTTTTTTATTTTCTTCGCTTCCGAAACGGTTTACGGGTACATGAATCCCTTTCCGGTATCATCTGTCCGCCATTCCGTTTTACAGTAAAAATCAATGTCAAACTTAAATTTGCAGGAATATGGAAGTAGTGGTCATAGACAAGGCGACTTTCGAGAGGATGCTCTCGGGATTCGAAAATTTCGCGGGAAAAGTGGAACGTCTCTGCCGGGAACATGAGGACTTGGGAGAGAGGGAATGGCTTGACAGCGATGATGTGTGCAGGCTGCTCGGTATCAGTCCGAGAACCCTACAGACGATGCGGGAGAACGGGACGCTGGCTTACACCAGGATAAGCCACAAGGTGTATTACAGGCCGGAGGATGTGAAGGCAGTCTTTCCCGTGGTAGAGATGAAACGGTGTATTGCAGCCAATAAAGGAAGATATTGTAATACCGATACAGTTAATTTATAAACATCGTGCTTATGAATGACAATGGCAACATCCGGCTGCTGACACCGGAAAACGACATGCGCGTGAGGGCCTTTTTCTCGTCGCTGGAAGACCTTTCAAAAAGGGTGGAGAAAATACGCGACAACAATAAACCGTCGCTGGACGGGGAACGCTATTATACGGACAAGGAACTGGCGGTGAAACTGAAAGTCAGCCGCAGGAGCCTCCAGGACTACCGCAACAACGGCATACTGCCATATACCCAGGTAGGCGGAAAGATTCTGTACAGGGCTTCCGACATAGAGCGTGTCTTGATGGATGGGTACAAGGAAGCGTACCGTCTGAATAGATGAATTTGAATTTACCCTCGTAAAGTTGCTTTTATTTCGTGAAACGGCCTTCCGGGTATAGAAATTATGAGTAGAAGCAACTTTCTTTATGCAATGATGCCAAAACGAAAAGTAGGAAAAAACAATAAATAGGTGGGAAGAAAAAGTGTATCTTTTTTTCAGCATATAATAAAAAGCGATGTATCTAATTGAGACACAAGATTAAGAAGTGATGTCTATATTTTTAGGTAACGATTTAGTAACAATTCTTTTACCTGAATATATATCCCTATCTTTCAAAGATTTACAAAACCATTAAATAGGCATAGGTATTTGATTGTCATATTCAAAACCAAGTCACGTCAGATAAAAAAGTTTTTAATAATACCTTGTCTATTTTCACAATTGAAGAAAAAAGAGTATTTTTGCAATTATATTGGATGTGTTGTATATAGTATGGATGACGATTGATGTGTTTCTATTGTATATATAGCCGACCTTTTTAAAGAAAGTATTATGAGTAGACAAATTTATCTGCCAGAGCTATTGAGTATAAATATTAAGAATTATACTTTATACCCCAACGGTTTGGATTACACCTTTGATTTTGTCAAAGGCGTCAATCTTGTGCTAGGTGGTAATGGCATGGGGAAAACTACTTTTGTCAACATTATTCGATATGCAATTCTTGGGTTATACAAAAAGCCTTTCGGATATACTCGTACATACCAAGGAAATATTATAGAAAAACGCCAGCTGTTTCCGCAAAAGTATTTCAGCAATCGCATGGATGACAGCATTCACACGGATGCTTCTCCTACCGTATCGATTAGCATGAAGATAAACAATGTTACAGTTGATTTGACAAGAGATTTATCCTCCATAACCTTAACCAAACTTAAGGTTGATGGAACAGAAGTATTTGGCACCTTAATCAATCAGTTTAGCTACGAAAAATTGTCTGATGCTGCAAAAGTTAATACGTTGCCTTATCTATATGAGAAAATCATTAAGACTAATACAAATTTAGAATTTGATGATTTAATATTTTTCGTAAATGAGGTACTTTTTTTCGGAGAAGACCACAAGACCATCCTTTGGAATGATGGTGGCTTCTTCCCTGATGTACAAAGCGAACTATTTAACAAATATTTCAATGACCCTGTTCTCGACAAGAAACGGCAAGAAGCTATTAGAAAAGCTAAATATTTTGATAGTTTGTCTCGTCATAGTTCAGAAGACATGAGAGCTATTAATAAGGTTCTTGGCAAAATGAAGGATACTTCTCCGTCAGCCGACCACTCAACAGCTAATCAAGGGAACACTGCACTTATTCTTATTGATTTAAAGGGAAAGCTTGCTGAAATGGACGCCAAACTGGCATCCATACAAAAAGAACGTGCTTCTAAAAGTCAAGACATATCACTATTGCAGAATGAAATCAACAAAATAAGTTTATCTGCAAATGATATGGATAAACAGTTAAAACAAATAGAGGAGCAACTAAATAACCATATATGGGAGACTCTACATCCTTCATATCATGTTTTCATAAAGAACATTCAGCTGAACCACATCTGCCCGATGTGCAATCAGCCAAATGATGAATTGGTTGAAAAAGTTGCAAATGACTCAAATAGTTGTTTTGCTTGTGGCTCTTCAATTAATGAAAACACAGAAACGGATACAATATTAAGAAAACGCTTTGATGAGATAAGCACACATAGAAAAACATTATATCAGTCTATTAATACCAAGAAGCAGACAATACAAAATATAGAGCAACAAATCATTAACTCAGATACAGAGTTTACTAAGATTGAATTGGAAAGAAGAACGATTCAGCAACAAATCAGGGAACTGGAGTATGAAAATGCAATGTCTGATAATAGTCAAAATTCCATTCAACCATTCCTAGATGAAGTAAATCGTCTGACCCAACAAAAAGAGGCATACCAAAAACAACGTGACGAGCAGTATAATATCGTGACTTCTATTTCAAACGAAATAGAAGATGTTATAACAGCTAATGTTCATGCGTTTTCCTCGATTTTTGCCCAATACGCAGGAAAGTTTTTAGGTGTACCTTGCGAGCTGACATACATCAAACAAACTGGAGATACAAACAAGCGTTTTTATCCTGTTATTGATGGGAAAGTCCGGTTTTACGAAGAAGAAATGTCAGAATCACAAAGATTCTTTGTGGATCATTCTTTTAGAATGAGTATTCTTACATTCTTCTATAGGACTCCGTCTTTTTATATAGTTGAGACACCGGATAGTAGTTTGGATATATCATACGAAAGGAATGCTGCAAGCGTTTTTGCTGAATTCCTAAAGAAGCCCAACTCATTAATCATAACATCAAACCTGAACAATAGTTTATTTATTGAGCATTTATTGGATCAGGAAAATGTTGATCTTGGTATTGTTGGGTTATTGGATATTGCAAAACAATCTACTATACAGAACACAAGTGAGCAATTAAAATCAATCTATCATCATATTAAAAACAGATTGGAATCATGCTAGAAAAGAATTTGATAAGAGCAAATGAAGATATTGTAACAGTCTCAACCATAGCCCAAAGTATGGGTTGGGGGGCGGTTTCAGAACAATCTTTCCAAAGAATATTGTATTTGGTACAAGTTCTCTATTCATTCAAGCATGAAGGAGAAAATATATTTTCATATTACCATTTTACAGTAACAACTTTCGGCCCATATTCAGATTTGATTGAACGGAGTTTAGTTTTCCTAAGAAGTTCTTTAAAATTACGTGAAGAGGAGGGTGGATTGGTTTTATGTTCTAAGAAGGAGATTCCTTTGAATCAAGAAAAAGTTGAATGGCTGAAAACTATTATGTATATGTTAGGCAAGTACGGCGAAAAACGATTATTTGGTTTCATCGTTAATGACCCGTCTTATGAAAACGCATCTCAAACCAACAATATTGATGGTATAGATACATCATCACCCGATAGCGAAACACTAAAAGTCCTCAAAGATTTCAAAGTCGCTTTTGAACAAACTCTTGACGACGCATCAGCTATCAGCGATGAAAAATACATAGAGTTATATTTTGAGTATGTTTTTAGCGAAATTATAAAGTAGCAGGTTATGAAAACAAGATTCAGCCAAAATGCAAACTTCAAAGATTTGCTAAAACGTAATCAAGAAGCTATAGTGGACGCGGCATTGAATGGATTGGAAGCTACTGACAATTTCAAGCTTATGCAGTCGCTCATAAAAGCAATGTGCGATAAACACCCAGACAATAGTTTTAAGTATATTGTCATATCAGAAGAAGAATTACAGAATCTTACAAATAATGCAGATAGTGCTATTGAACAGTTGTTTACAAACCCAACGTTTGTTCAGAATCGCCACATTGTCATTGATTCTAACTTTAATATTCAAGAAGTTAATAACGAATTGCACAAAGATAACAACGAAACTAGACGTATCTTCACACAAATGTCAAAGAATGGTATCGTTGTATTTATGGTGACTCCAGAAGGCATTATTAATTATTTTGTTAACGGCCGCGACGGTGGTGATTCCATTTTTTATGAAAGCTCGGCCTTACACTCATTCAATAGTAAAAAGCCTATTTCAGAATTGCCGAGAGTACTTGAGGAATATAGAAAACACTTAAAACTCAGAGATACCTATTCTAAATTCTTTGTTGAGAAAAGTCATTTAAAATCTTTAAGAACCGATTTGAAATCAGAACTTAATGAAGAACAGTTTATCAAAGCCAATAAGCAATTACTCAGAAATACTCCAGAAGATTGTTTTAGGGATGATTTACGTATGTTCTTAAAGGAAAAATTAAAAGTTTTCTTCGTGCAGAAAGAGGTCATGTTGGAAAGTTTGAAGAGATTGGATATTGCTATGATTGATGAAGATGGCGAGGGATTGTATTTTATAGAAGTCAAGTGGGTAGGTACTAGTGTTCATCATTTAGGCAAGAAAATAGGAACCGCATATAGTGCCAAACCGCGTATTGTCCCTGATGCATTTAAGCAATCAACCTCTTACATAACAGAATTGTTGGCCGAGGAAAAAGATTTCAAGTTGGGGTATTTAGCAGTATTTGATGCTAGAGACGAAGAACTTCCTGACACAGGAATAGACATGACCATCGATCAAATACCTGAGAAAGATAGACCAGCTTATTACAGACACATTAAATTAGATGATTTTAGAGTAATAAATGAACATCCCAACTAAATAATTAACAACTATGTACAAAGACTATAAATTCATAGATTGCACAGAAAAATACCATTCGGTTATGCAATTTGACAAAAACAAGAATGTTTTTGTACATCGTTGGTACCCTTTTGTGGAAGGATATTCTAAGGAGTTTATTGAAGACATACTAGGCGAATTACCTTTTGCGCCAACCTGTGCATTAGAGCCTTTCTGTGGTAGCGGAACAACTCCTGTTGAACTGCAAAACCACGGAATAAAGTGCTATTCTTTTGAGGTCAGTCCTTTTATGCATCTCCTATCAACGGTCAAATTAGGTAGAAAATATAATGTCGATACCTTTACGTATTATGTTAAAGCCGTGACAAAGAAGTTGTCACGTACAAGTCGAAATATACGTAAAATAGAATCATTACCTTTTGGCGATACGATTGTAAAAAAAGAGCAGAGTAAGAAGTGGAATTTTCACGACACTGCTATAGATGGAATACTTGATGTAAGACATGCCATTAGAACGATTGTTGATAATGATGATTATAAGAATTTATTTACAATCGCATTGGCTTCGATTATCATTCAAGCAAGCAATATGTTTCGTAATGGCAAGTGCTTGTCGTACAAGAAAGGATGGGAAACTAGAATCTTTAGCAGAAAAGATATTCATAATTTTTTTCTGGACAGATTAAATTCAATTTTTACAGAAGATATTAGAATCATTTCCAAACAGAATCCATCTGTACAAAATTCTGAGATATGCTATTTAGGAGATGTTCGGAAAAACATACAACAGGTTCCAAATGGAGAAGTGGATTTGATTATTACTTCTCCACCCTATCTCAATTCCAGAGATTACACGGATATTTATATGTTAGAGCTAAAAGTTTTACAATTAATTAACTCTTATGAGGAACTTCGTGAATTACGTAAAAACACATTACGTTCTCATGTTCAAGTTCCATATGGAAAAGTACTTCCGATAGCAAATGAAAGACTTAAAAATAGCCTTTTAGAGATGTCTAATAAAGAGTTAAATACGTGGAATACTGATATTACAAATATGATATGTGCTTATTTTGAGGATATGCAATTTTTATTCTCGGAATTTGCAAAGAAAATGCATAGAGGGGGTGTCATATATTTCAATGTAGCTAATTCTGCTTACTATGGAGTTGAAGTTCCTGTTGATTATATCATTGCTGACATAGCAGAATCTTGTGGATTTAAGGTTCGTGAAATAAGAAAAGCTAGGGATTTAAAAACTAGCCCACAGCAAAGTGATAAAATCGGCAAACTAAGAGAAAGTGTAATTGTGATTGACTACCAATGATTTGCTTCCAAGTCTATTTGAATATAAATTTGGGAGTAAAGTTAATGATATTTACATTGACTTTATCATTGATTCAATAAATTGGATTTCATCTTCTGAAAGGTTGTACTTCGTATAGAGTTGCTGGTCTATTCGTTCACGAGCTTCCAGATCAGCTCCATTTTTCTCTCCCGTACATTTTGCAAGAACAGAATAGTTCGTTTTTTCTCAGTTGGCTTGATGTCTTCTACAGCCATCTGCGGAACAGTATGGCAAATCCCGTGTCAAATTTGAACGACAGGGCGATGATGATTTCCATGTTGCACACGTCCACAGTTCATAGCCTTCCAGTAGTTCGCACTTGCATGCTTCATGCTCTTTCACGATGCCCTCTTTCTGCAACTGTCGGATGGTGGTCGTTACCGCTCCGACATGTACGTAGAACAGATCGGTGATTTCATTGGCAATCATCCATAGCTTCGTATTCGAGATGGTTACCGCACTTTCCTCGAATAGTAGGGAGAAAATCATAGCTCTGCTTTCCCAAGACAGCACATTAAGCGCAGCGGCTCTTGCGGAACGGATAAGCATAACTGCCCAAAAGGTGGAAAAACAGATTGCCAGAATGAAAGCGGACGGAGTACTCCGACAAATCGGACCGGACAAGGGCGGATATTGGCAAGTGGTCGAAAAAACGGATTGATTTTTCTGGAGGGAGCGCAGTTTGCCGTCTGCCTTTTTCTTGGTGTTTCAAAAAATATCTCTCCTATGGAATATCAGAACAGCATACAGACCGGTAACATCCTACTGTCAGTATGCTGTTTCTCTTTTGGTTGTTTTTATATCGACTTTTCCGTCAGTCGCTTGTTTCCGCTGCCGTCAGCGTCTATTGTACAGACGTGAAAGGGAAAAGGTTTTCGGGCTGAATACCCTTTGCCCGCAAAGGAAGATTCTGCCCGAAACGGCACGGCCGCCTGGCCTTTTCACTTTCAATAAAGTCTGTACTAACTTCCATGGACGGCGAGGGAACAGGCGACCGCGAAATGGTGGTTCTAATTAGAATCCGCTCCATTCTTACTTCTTCTTTCCATCAGCTTATCCATATCCTCGGAAATTTTATCATCGGTCACTTTGGCATAGCCTTGCGTGGTCCTGATGTTCGTGTGTCCCATCATTTTGCTGATACTCTCAATCGGCACACCTGCCGAAAGCGTCAAGGTCCCGAACGAATGCCTGCTCGCGTGGTAGCTGAGATTCTCTTTCACACCGGCCAATATGCCTATCTCATGGATGCAGTACCAAAGCCTGTTCCGATTGGGCAGAGGGAATACCGGCCTGCCGTCATCGGTTGTATTGTACAAGGACAATATCTGCTCGGCTACGGGGTGTAACGGTATAAAGGACTCGACATCGGTTTTCTTCCTGTTGATACGGATGAAGCGTCTTCCGTCCGCGGTTGTTCCAATATGCGAGGGATAAAGCCGTTTTACATCGACATATGACAAGCCCGTGAAGGCTGAAAAGATGAACGCTCTCCGGGTAAGCTCCTGCAACCTCTCCGGCATGGGCTGTTCCATAATCCGTTGAAGTTCCGCCCTGCTAATATGCCTCAGTTTGGAGTCGGGTTTCTTTTCGTATGTGACATCCGCAAGCGGATTGAAGCGGATAACCTCCCTGTCCACGGCAATATAGATAAGCCTGTTCAGCCATGTAAGGCAGTGGTTGATATGTCCCGCCCCGCAATCTTTGGATTTCAGGTAGAGCTTATAGCCCCAGCCGATGTCTTCGGTAATATTCTCAAAGGCGATGTCCCTCATACCCAGCGACAGCAGATACTCATGCAGGTATGACTGTGAGGATTTGGACTGGCGGTAAGAAGAGGTAGATTTTATCACTTCGGAACGGATTCTAAGTCTTTCCCGTTCCTCTTCCCCGGCTTTCAGCAATGTGACCGGGACGGCAGACACACTGGAAATCTCGTTCTTCAACATTTCTGCCGTGACCATGCCCGCATCCTTCAACAGCTTGTCATATGAGGCCTCTATTCTGGAGCGGAGTGCTTCAAGGAGGTTGTTCGTCCTTGCGTCCCTTACCTCTCCGGTCTTGGCTTTCCAGTCTTTGGGATTGCAGTAACAACCCGTGGCAAACACGCTGTTCTTGCCGTCAATGGTAATACGGCACATGATGGCGGTAGTTCCGTCCGCCTTGACCTTACTGCGGTTGATATAGTATAGAATTTTGAATGTACTTCGCATGATTGAATCGTTTTTTAAGGGTTAGAGAACAAGTTTCAGTTCCTTTGTCGCCTCGATATATTTGTCCATGTCCTCGAAAAGCTTTTTAGGGGTTACACGGGCATACACCTGGGTGGTCCTTATATCCGCATGCCCCAGCATCTTGCTGACAGTCTCGATAGGTACGCCGTTTTCGAGGGTCATGAGAGTCGAGAACGAGTGCCGCCCCATGTGGTAGGACAAACGTCCCTTGATACCGGCTTTCATTTTGATGCTCGTCAGACACCATTTCAGGGCCTGGTATGGAATTACGGGAAACAGAGTCGGCCTTGTGTCATCACGATATTTTTCGATAAGAGCTATAGCTTCAGGCAACAGCTTCACACGGCTCAACTGCCTGTTCTTTCCCCGGCGGTATTTCAGCCACAATGCCCCGTTATCGTCCCTTGACAGGTTGTCGAGAGTGATAGCTACCACATCCACGTACGAGGTTCCGGCATAACAGGCGAAAAGGAACATGTCCCTGACAATGGAGTGTTCCGGGCGGCATCCGGTAAGCTCTATATCCCGTATCTTCTCGAAATCCTCCTTGCTTAATGCTCTTGGAGCTGTTTCCTTCTGCTTGGGTAATTTGTAGTGTTCAAAATAATATTTGTCCGAATATCCCTCCTTGAAGGCTATGCGGCAGATCTTCTTCAGGATAGCCAGGTAATGGCGCACTGTCTGGACGCCCAGGCCTTTCTCTATCACGACAAACTCCTGAAATTCCCGGATGAATTGCTCGTTGAGCTGGCAGAAAGCAAGGTCGGATACCTTGAACCTGCTGCTGACGAAATCAGCGAGACGGTTGCGGGTGTAAAGGTAGTTGGGCAAGGTGCGGTGAGACACATCAATGCCTACACGTGCCCTGATTTCCTCGATATGCCTGTCAAAGAGTTTGAGCAAGGTCATCTGCGTATCCTTGCTGCCTTGAAAGGCTTCCTTGACTGCTGTCGCATCGAAATCGGTCTTTCGCTCCAGAAGGGAATCGAATGCGGAGTTTACAGCCAACAGCAGCCTGTCGATTCTTGCGTTGACTTCCACCGCCTCCTTGCTCTTGCCGTTCAGACGGCTTTCCCGGGGATTCCACAGTTCGGGATTGCAGGAGAGCTTGCAGCTGAACTGCGCCATCGTCCGGTTAACGGTGATGCGTCCCATTATCGGGGCTTTGCCCGACTTGTCCAGTCCGCTCTTTTTGAGGTAGAGCAGAACCTTGAATTTTTCTACTTTCATACGCTTATATTTTTAGTGGCAAATTTACCTGTTTTATAAGCGTTCTTCGACATGCAAAACTATGACAATCAGTGTAATATATCGCTGGTTCGAATTATTCGATCCGCTCTTCGTTACCTTATCCCTACCGGTAACAGCCCTGCTAACGATTTGGTAACTGAACATCTTCAATAATCCCCACTTTCTTGCTTTTTCCCCAAGCGGAAGAATATAGAGAAATGGTTAATTACCAATTAATTACGTTGCACTTTCTTTTCGTTTCCATTATTCATATTACTTCTTTCTTTCCATGCAGCCCGACATACGTTTGCTACGACCGTCACGCTGGCCAACAACGTTCCATTACAGGAGGTGTCTGCCATGCTCGGACATGCATCCACAAGAATGACACAACATTATGCAAGAGTCATGGACAGGAACCTGAAGGACAACATGAATATAGTAAGGAGCAAGATGGGGTTATAGAGATAAACCTATCTTATATCTCGCATAACCGTCTGTAATAACATACAGAGACCAGGCGCTTTCAAGATGAAGTCATCCTCATTTCTTGCCGCAAAGATAGTTGTTTTTCCGAATGATCGCGCAAGGCGGCCCCTGAAGGGGCTTGGTTGCCTGTGAAAAAATCTTCCTCTTGCTGGCGCAAGAGCGTATTTTTTCACGGCAAGCCTTGCAGCAATCATCGGAAAACGAACTGGGGAGCGCACAAGAAATAAGAATGCCTACCCACGGGCAGGCCATGTATAACTCAATAAATGGAAGATTATGGAAGCGAACAATGTGGAAAAAAGATTCAATGCCTGGTTTACGGTGTCTTATGACAGGTTAAGAAATCTCGTTGGCAGATACGGGGCACTGGATGAGGACAATTTTCATGACACTTATCTGTTTGTAAGAAAGCAGGTGCTGAATCCGGAAAGGGAAATAACGGATTATGAAGCATACTTTATCGGATGTTACAGGAAAGCGTTCATGGCCAAGTTCAGGCTGGAAAGCAAATATGCCCATCCGGACGAATATTTCTTTCTTCGATGTGGGGAAGATGCGGATTTCCTTTCTCCGGATGACCTGAACAGCTGTGAAAAACTGGTGAAGGACATTCTTAACTTTATCAGAAGAAAATTCTCATATCAGGAATACAGGATGTTTACGTTGCGTTTTTATGAATCAGACTTTTCATTCAAGGCGTTGGGTGAATGTATGGGTATATCGGCAAGTGCCATTTCAGGAAGAGTAAACACGATCATGGATGCAGTACGGTCAAACCGGGGATTCTCATGGAGAAGCCAGATGCTGGCAGTAGAAGGATTCATATCCTAATCCGTTAGTTTATTATATCACCCTTAAAACAGAAACTTATGGCACTGATAGTATATAACAAGGAGAACTCACGTCCGCAGCAGGTGGTTTATCAGGGGAAGCGGACAATCAACATGGACAGCAAGGGAACGGTTTACCTGTCAAAGACAATGTCTATAGAACTGGGGATTCTCGGTGGAGGACGGGTTAATTTCGCACACGATGAGGATACGGGAGAATGGTATATCTGCCATACGACAGACAAGAACGGGTTCACTGTATGGAAAGATAAAAGGTGTGCCAGATTCTCTGCCGGATTCATCGTGCGAAGAATCATGCTTCAGGCAAAAGTGGAAAGGAAGACCGTACAGTTTATGATTGCCAAGGCTCCCATAGAGGTGGGAGGTACAGTATATTACAAGATTCTGCTTTCCAATCCGATTTTCAAATAGCAAGAAGAAGATGGCTCAGAAAGATCCATTATCAGATAATGGTGATGGATTTTTCCGGGCTATGTTGTTTGGATTTTTAAATCATACTATTTGGAGCATTAGGATATTGTTTTGTCAGGGCATTATATTGGCATAATACTATGTCCTGACAATATTATAATATGGGGGTACTATGTTATTGCAATATTATGTTGTTAGGGTATTATGTTGCTATGTTACTATGTTATTGCAATATTATGTTTTTAGGGCATCATGTTGTTGTGTTATTATGTTATCAGGGTATTACACTATTGCAATATCACAACAGGGCCTATTTCACATACACACTGATTATCAATATATTACAATTCTCATTAAGCAGCGCATACAACTTTACTATAACAATCTACATACTATTATATGATACAGATTGATATGTAATATCTGTAAATCAGGATGCCATAGTTCAATACAGCATAAAACTTTCAATATTGAATATTTAAATTTCGGCAAATAACTAAATATCAGGCACTCCATTCACACGATATTCAACTCTGCATACAGGTTTGTCACAAACAAACTGATATTTACATTTTTCATCAGGCAAATACGACTCTATTTTATAGCTATAAATGGGCATGGAGCCACAATCCACTTTAAGTGGATTCTCTGTTCAAACGAACAGAGCAAGTTGTGTTTTTGTACGACAGAAAGTATTCTGCCATACAAAAACCAACTTGCCCTCCCTAACGGTCGGGGGATTTTCCTCCAAAGTCGGAAAATATCAGTTCAGGGTTTCCATAGCTGTCAAGGTGAATCCTGATTCCGGAAGGAAGTCTATTGTTACATCGCCACCCGCGCTTGACGAGAGACTGCCCCTTGCCACGCGGGCGCTCCCTGACCGATGAGTTTTTAGGGATAAAAACAACTCATGACACAGTTTATCTGACACACCTCCAATAATGGAAGCAGGAGAGTGAATAGGCCTAATCTCTTATGGTCAGGCCAATGGCCTGCTGTCTTTCAAAAACAGATAGGAATTCTTCTTTACTCATTATTCGTTCCATGGTCTTTTTATTGTAAGCATTTGGACAAATACACCTTTTACACCTTGAGGTTTGATTGTAGCTTTGCGGCAGCGAATACAATCAAACCTCAATTATTATGAATAGACAGGAATTTGAAGAATTGGAATTGCAGGCACAACAAAGCGGCCTACCGTTGAAGTCGTACCTACAACAGATAGGTGTAAGTTATTCAACCTATCATTACTGGCGTAGAAAATGTTCGGTTGACAGGAACAGTATCAAACAGGAGCTGGCTCCCATCAGTCTTAAACAGTCAGTCATGGAATCTTCCCCTGAAGGACAAGCACCGCATGGTGTATCCGTTCTGTTTCCCAACGGTTTTCGTGCCCACTTCGGGAACGATTCAGAAGAGATACTGATGGAAGTGTTAAACCAAAGTCTTCAGGGTGACCATGTTTAACCTGAACGACACGATGCGCTACTTCCTGGTCCGGGCAGAACAGATATGCGCAAGGGTATCGGTTCGCTATGCGGAGTGGTACATGAGAAAATGAACAGTGAAGTGAGGAACGGTGATGTCTTCATCTTCATCGGTTCCAGTCGCAGACTCATGAAACTGCTTCATGCCGAAGACGGAGGTATGGTAATGTATGTAAAATGCCTGGAGGCCGGTCGCTTCAAACTGCCGGAGTACGATCCCCAATCAAACAGCTATCCCATGGAATGGCGCGACCTGGTGATGATGGTCGAGGGCATTCAGGAAAATCCGCAGCAGAGGCTCCGGCGCCTGAGGGCAGAGCGCAAGGAATATCATGTATAATATGCTTCCGGAGTGAACAAAAGTGTGGATGTTGTTGTGTAATCCGCTTATATTTAGTATATTTACATAAACAAAACAGATGCGGACAATGGAAGAAAAGGATATACTGCTCAAGACGATAGAAGGGCTGAATGCCTCTGTTGCTTCATTGTCTGCCACCAATAAGAAATAGGCGGAACAGAATGAAAAACTGCAGGAACGTATCAAGGAGTTGACGGCTCAGGTCGCATGGCTGAACCGTCAGGTCTTTGGTCGTAAATCGGAGAAACTCCGCGTATATGATCCTAATATGTCCGATCTCTTTGCCGGCGAGTTTTCCGGATTCCGACAACAGGTGGAAGAAAAGCGGGACGAGGCTGTGGAAAAGATTGAAAAGGAATCGGTGGAAGACGGAAAACGAAATCGTCAGAACCGCAAAATGATAGAGGACTTACCCGTATTGGAGACCGATACAATAGAACCGACAGACGTAGACCTTTCTTTATACCGTAGAATAGGCGAAGAGATAACCAAGGTCGTCAAACACAGGCCGGGAATGCTTTACGTCAAGGTAATCATCCGTCCTAAATATGCTCTCAAGGACAGCACCCTGCTTCCTCCGGCTGGACAGAAAGGCGTGGAGATTGCCCCTATGCCACTGATACCCGTCGACAAGTGCATCGCCGACACCAGCCTGCTTGCCGAGATACTGCTTCAGAAGTATGAATATCACGTCCCGTTCTACCGGCAGATAAGCAGTACCGGCATCTTGGGATGAAAGGCCTTACGGAAAGTACGCTGGACGGATGGTTCAAAAAAACGGTGGAGCTGCTCAGGCCTCTGTATGAGGAGCTCAAGAAGGAAGTCTTTTCCTGCGACTATGTACAGGCGGACGAAACCACTGTTCCGGTCATCAACAAGGAAAAGCACAGGGCCGACAAGGAATACCTGTGGATGGTAAGGTCGGTCATGAAGAAACTGGTCATTTTCCATTACGACCAGGGATCGCGTGCCGGAGCGGTCATCGAATCCCTGGCAAATCAATATCACTTCAAGGGGTATCTTCAATGTGACGGTTTTGCAGGCTATGAAACAGCCTTCAAGACCAACCCCGACGTGCGGCTGCTTAACTGTCTGGTGCATATGCGCCGTCATTTTGAACAGGCTCTGGATGAAAATAAGGAAATGGCTGAACATGCTCTGACCCAGATACAGCATATATACCGGATTGAACACTGTTGTGATAAGGCGAGTCTCTCGTACGATGAGCGGAAGGCAAAACGTCGGGAGCTGGCCGGAGCGGTCATGGATGCCATGAAGGTGTGGATGGAAACGGAAGGTATCAGGTACAGTCCCAACTCCCAGGCTGGGAAAGCCATCACGTATGCCTATACCCGATGGGGCAACATGATGAGTTGTCTGGAGGACGGACGCCTGCTTTGGGATAACAATCTGGCTGAAAATGTCATCCGACCGATAACTCTGGGACGAAAAAATTACCTCTTCTGCGGCAACCATGAGGCGGCAGTCAATATGTCGGTCATCTGCTCCCTGCTGGCCACCTGTAAGGCACATGATGTAAACCCGAGGGATTATCTTGATGTCATCGCCCGAATGCCCTATCACAAAAAGGCTACTCATGAGGAACTGCTGGAACTGCTTCCACATAAATGGAAGCTGCAACATCCGGAAAGTGCATTGACAAAACAAGAGGAGGAAGCCGGCAACCGGTGCTGACTGCAACATATAGGTTCAACAAAATAATAGCGACTGCAACTATTAGGTTTATAGTGACAGTCGCTATTGTTGTATATAAAGTTCAATACCTGTAGTTTAACGAATGCTTACGGTAAAGATAGCGAAGATAGGTAATGATGAAGTCACTAAGTTCTTGACCTTATTATGATTTGTTTTTGGCTTATATATCGTTTGACCTGATAAAGAGTAAGCATCCGATAAATACACATTGTAAAGCCTTCCACTCTTCCGTTACTTTGCCAATAAAAAAGCCATGAAACGAATAATGAGTAAAGAAGAGTTCCTGTCCGTTTATGAAAGACAACAGGCCAGTGGTCTGACCATAAAAGATTTCTGTGAGAATGAGGCCTATTCATTCTCCTGTTTCCACTATTGGAAGAAGAAATTCGGCCTGGGCCGTACTTACACCGGCCATCCGGACAAGCTTCCCGATGATACGTTCATTCCATTGGATCTGCATCACAGGGGCAATCTCCTGTCAGGGTCGGGTGGCGACGTAACAATAGAGCTTCCTTCCGGAATCAGAATCCACCTTGACAGCCATGGAAACCCTGAACTGACATTTGGATTGATACACAAATTATGCGGCCATGTTCTGTCTGAATGATACCATGCGCTATTTCCTGTGTCCCGGAAAGACGGACATGCGCAAGGGAATCAATTCTCTGTGCGGAGTGGTTCACGACCGGATGGGACATGACGTCCGTCTGGGCGATGTCTTCATCTTCATAAACAGAAGCAGGACCACCATGAAGCTCCTCCATGCAGAAGACGGCGGCATGGTATTGTATGTGAAACGTTTGGAAGAGGGCACGTTCCGGCTGCCGGCCTATGACAGCCGGAGCAGGTCTTATCCGATGGAATGGCGCGACCTGGTCATGATGGTGGAAGGAATCAGTGACAATCCGAACGAGAGGCTGAAAAGGTTGAAAGCCAGTAGAAAGAATGGCTTCTATTGAAAGTATTTTCATGTATCCGGTTGCGTATCTGCCGAAAAATCAGTATCTTTACATCATATAAGGAGATAGAAACGGATGATTCAGCAGGATATAATGGAACAGATAATCAGGAGTCAGCAGGAGCAGATAGCCGGTCTCCTGGAGGCCAACCGTTCCCTTGTCGAATCCAACGGGAGACTGCTGGAACAGACGGATGCGCTGCAACAGAAGATACAGGAACTGCTTTCACAGATAGCATGGCTGAACCGTCAGCTTTTCGGGCGGAGGAGTGAAAAGCTGGCAGTCCTGGATCCCAACCAGCTCTCCTTGTTCAATCCCGTTCCTGCAACCGGACAAAATGAAGACATCCGGGAAGAGGACAGCAGCGCAGCGGCTCCTTCAAAAGCAAAGCCCGATGGAAAGAAGAAGGAATCCCGGCGTAACCGCGAACTCCTGGAGGGACTGCCGGTAATTGAAGTGGTTATTGAACCCGACCGGGTGGATTTGGACCGTTACAGACGGATCGGTGAGGAACGTACCCGTACGCTGGAATTTGAACCGGGCAGGCTGTATGTAAAGGAGACTGTCCGTCCCAAATATGGACTGAAAGACAACCTGAGTCTTCCCAAGGAAGGTGAAAGCGGCGTAATCATTGCTCCGCTTCCACCTTCTCCTGTTTACAAATGTCTGGCCGGTTCCACCATGCTGGCCGAAATGCTCCTGCAGAAATACGAATATCACGTTCCATTCTACAGGCAGGTCAAGGAGTTCCGCCATCTGGGTGTCCGTCTTTCCGAAAGCACACTGAGCGGCTGGTTCAAGCCTGTGTGTGAACTGCTGAGACCACTTTATGACGAGCTGGTCCGGCTGGTTGTCGGCTGCGGATATGTTCAGGCGGACGAGACCACTGTAAGGGTGATCAGCAAGGGAAAGGGGAAGGCCGACAAGGAGTATCTGTGGATGGTCAGGGCGGTCATGGAAAAGCTGGTCATCTTCCATTACGATGACGGCTCCCGTTCGGGACAGACGATAAGGAAACTGCTGAAGGACTTCAAGGGATATCTGCAGAGTGACGGTTACAGTGCCTACAATGTATTTGAAGGTACTGAAGAAGTGTGCCTCATAGCCTGCCTGGCCCATATCAGACGTCATTTTGAGATGGCTCTGGAGGAAAACAGAAGTCTGGCGGAGCATGCCTTGAAAATAATACAGGAGATTTATCGGACAGAGCACTTTGCCGACTCCCGGGAATATACGGCGGAAGAACGGCGTGAACTGCGGAACCGTCAGTCCGCTCCCCTGCTGGATTCCTTTGAAAAGTGGATGGAAAGCACATATATCAAGGTTCCGCCCAAAAGCCGGATGGGACAGGCCATCTCCTATGCGTATCCGTTATGGTCCAGAATGAAGGCCTGTCTCAAAGACGGCAATATAAAGATAGACAATAATCTGGCCGAAAATGCGATACGTCCTCTGACGCTCTCAAGAAAGAATTTCCTCTTCTGCGGGAATCATGAAGCCGCGGAAAATACAGCGGTCATCTGTTCACTGCTTGCCACCTGCAAGGCACAGGAAGTCAATCCAAGAGAATGGCTGAATGATGTCATTGCCAGGCTTCCATATTATCAGGAAAAAGACTCCGGCAAAGATATCCGGGAACTGCTTCCGGATGTCTGGAAGTTGAAGAAGTCCAACGAAAATCCAATCGAAGTCTAATATAGATACAATAAAATAGCAAACTCTTCCTGTCAACTTTATATTCGTTGATAAGAAGAGTTTGTTGTTTTATGAATCTACAATGTGTACTTTATCGGAAGCTTACAATTATTTGGTAAATGATACTTTAATTCAAACTGTGTCAACCCTTACCAAGCCTGATTATATTAAATTTTACTTTCGGATAAATATCTAAAATCAGATATATCTAAAGCCCCCAAAATGGACAAGATAAAGATTTGACACAGTTGTATTTACGTTACCCATAGAGTACATATCTTAAAAATGTGGTCAATTACACTTCATTTAAATTACCACTATTTTCGTTATGCATAGATTCTATTTTCTTTAATTCTTTTTCTTTCCAACGTTCAATGTAAGTTTTAGAAACATCTACTTGGGCTAACTCTATTTGTCTTGCTATTTCATTACGTATCTTTAATTCAGCCTCAGTCTGGTATTTAATAGTATTCTCTCTTTCATTTTGCTTGAACTGCTGTATTCTAAAGATACTTTCCTTAAATTCTCCAGAGTTAACATACTCTTTTATTGCTTGTTCTTCTGCATAAACCATTCTATCATAAGATCCTACAGGAGTAACAATTTTAACAACAGTTGGCAATATTTCTACTATAAAAAACAAAAGGCGAATTAGCCATAAAAAATAAAGTTCTGTTGGCAGATTACCTTCAGCATCTCTACTCCATACAGCATACTCCAATATTCTAAAGTTCTTAATGAAATGGTTACCATTATTAGCCGTTTCTTGAAAAGTTCCTATTAGAATTTTACGTTTATTTGATAGGGTATCTTTACTATTACGATTCTTATTAAGTCTCTCATTCTCATTATCATAATCTAATGAATTCTGATTTATCTTATCATTGGTAGTATTTTTTTGTTCTGTTAGCTCCTCTATCCTATTATTAATAGAAAGATTCCAAGCGTTCTTCTCTCTTACCATGGTATTCCAATGTGGAGATCTTGCATTAATTAAACGATTAATTTCTAGAGAATACCTATTTGAATCTTGTTTGTTTGTTGAATACTGAAGATTCCTGCGGGCTCTAGATAATTGAGCACTATAGTTATCGTATTGTTTTTTGGCATTTACAAAGGATTGTGTCGTTGGCTTATCTAATCTAGACCTCTCAACCGATATCTGATTATCTAGATAGTCAATGGTATTATTAAGATCTTTACCTATGCTATCCAAACGAGCCATGACTTGTGTTGACAACATTATTTCACTATTTAGTGCATTTTCCTCTTTATATGCTCTTGAACTTTTAGAAAGAGTATTAGCTGAATCTTCATTGAAAAAGAACTTCTTTTCAGCAATAAAGTCTTCAAAAATAACCAATTCTAGAGGTATAGAAACCATGAATGCTATTATACATGCTAGAGCAGAACGAGATAGTAAGGGAACCCAAAATTTTTGATGTTTTAAGGTCGGATCTTTTTTAAGAGTAATAACAAGGCTTCTATCAATACAAAAAATAAGAAGAGCCCATACTATACCAAAACAGACAGACCACCCCAAGCTGCCTGATGTGTCATCGCCCTTTTGTGTAAAAAACCATGCAGCTGCTGTTCCTGCACAGAAAGCAATAAATGATGTCATTAATATTGTAGCACCTATAGCAGAGAACCTTTTATAATCTGTTCTACACTTTTCAAGAATATGTCTTTCTGCACCAGCAATCGCCCACAGAATTCTCTCAAAACTTGTTGTCATAAAGATAATTATATGTTTTAAATAGATTAAACAATTCTATTATTTCAATAATATAACACATAGAAATAAAAAGGAAAAAATAAAATGGTAAAACTAAATCATAATACGATATAATATGTTTATATATAGATGATACTAAAGATATGAAATCAGAAACTCCCGCAAAGAGCATAACAAAAGGAATAAGACTTATTGTCAATAACAAATATGATATCATACCATTTACAACAAATAAAGCAATATTAATCTTACGTAAATTGATTATTGCTTTTTTGAAGAAAAAACAATATCCCAATAAAGACATAAAATAAACACATAGCGGATTTGCAAATTTGAGCAAAGCGTAGCGAATTAGCTGAAATAGCGTTCGTTACGCTTTGTTTTTCTATTGGGCAGAGCCAACGGAATGCCACCTCGAAGCCAAATGGTGCAGAAGTTCAGTTACCACCTCATTACCCCCGTAATGGGTGCATATTTCTTGCTAAATGGTTCTTTTTCTGCGATTTGCGTAATTCTGCATAGCTGTCGGTAACTCACTATAAACTAATTTTGTAACCAAAAAAAGGAGTGAGTTATGCGAAGTACATTCAAGGTCTTATTTTACGTGAAGAAAGGCAGCGAGAAGCCTAACGGCAACCTGCCTTTGATGTGCCGCCTTACGGTGGACGGAGAGATTAAACAGTTTAGTTGCAAGATGGACGTTCCCCTGCGGTTGTGGGACGTGAAGAACAACCGTGCTTCGGGCAAGAGCGTCGAAGCGCAGAGAATCAACCTTGCGGTGGATAAAATCCGTGTGGAGGTAAACCGCCGCTATCAAGAACTGATGCAGACGGACGGGTATGTTACCGCCGCCAAGCTCAAAGATGCCTATCTCGGTATCGGCGTCAAGCAGGAAACCTTGCTGAAACTTTTCGAGCAGCACAACGCCGAGTTCGCCAAGAAGGTCGGGCACAGCAGGGCGCAGGGGACATTCCGACGCTATCAGACGGTCTGCAACCACATTCGGGAGTTTATGCCCCATACCTACAAGCGTGAGGATATTCCGCTAAAGGAACTCAACCTTACATTCATCAACGACTTCGAGTATTTCCTGCGCACGGAGAAGAAATGCCGCACCAATACCGTGTGGGGCTACATGATTGTGCTGAAGCACATCGTTTCCATAGCGAGGAACGATGGGCGTCTGCCGTTCAATCCCTT